GTGGATGTGTTGTGAAACAGTGCCAAATCCTCTATTGTCTCATCACAGGACAATAGTTGGCGAGTGGCGTAGAGTTTATGATGCTCCACCACCTGTTCACGATCACTGCGGGGTATTGACGCCAAAATGCTGGTACAAAAAGGTAAACCTCGCAACTCCATACTCACCGCCTTCCTATGCAACTTAATGTCGTTAGTTTTCTTGTGAGTCATACCGAAGAAACGCTTGCGCATGTATCTAACTATGTTGGGACGTAAGCACCACACAATTTCATCCAATCCAACGTCGTACACCCTCACAAACACTTGTGAGCAGAATTTTGCCATACTGGGGTGATCCACCACCTTTATCTCGGTATCAAACCCCAGTGTTGCGCAAATTTTCGTAAACTCGCATTGGAACTCTTCGCGAGTCGGTAGCTGATCGCAACTAATCGTACGACTTGTCTTATGATCTGGCAGTGGCTCACTACGGGCCACCACCAACGAATCAAACCAAACGAGAACCGCACGCATCACTACGTGGATCTTCTCACCATTGGTAATTGAATTCCCAAGTGTTGTGTCTTGCGCCCCTGAGTCCTGGCCACCCTCAGCCGTAGCTCGCAGCCCTGAGTGATGCGCCAAACGTGTGTCAACATTCTTCCTGTACGCTGCTCGTGCAAAAGGTGATATACCCAACTTGTCGTAAACACCGCCATCTTTGGCTCGCGCTAACTTCAAGGCGGGATGAATGTGAAGGTCCCATTTATTGTCATCACACTCAAAATACCACTGCACGCCGTCATTGACATTACATACAACGTAAGCATCATCACCCATGACCACTGCCACCCAGCGGAACATAGTTTGAGCGATTGCCCATTCCAACCAATACCCCAACTCCACTGCATCCATACCCGAGGCATAAACCACCTGGCGAAAACCCGCATGACCATGCGCTAACTTGTCAGGTTCATACAGATCCCCAGTACGCCCTTGGGTATAGTAGGCCAACTGTTTGGAACCATAGCGCGTAGTGGGCCCTGTGGCTGCATTAAACACGGGGCGCTTCGCGCTAATCAGACGGGGAACGAATTCAGCGACGTCAAAGCCCTCATATCTGACTATGGTTTCCTGCTTCACAAAACAGTCGGATGTCGGATCCACATCCAAGCCAGCGTTTAAACATTGCAATCCAAAGCGATATTTCTTACGCTGCAAATTACTTAGAGCGGGGTTGTGCAACCACTCCCCTACTACATCGTGGTCGGAGCGTATCGGTACGAAGTCCAATAACACCTGACTTCTACCAGCCAAAGCGTCACAGAGACATCGAACAAGGGTCCCAAATCCGTCCATTCGGGTACCTCCTTGATCGACCTATGGAGCACAGCTTGCTCAACATTAGTCATTGACTGGTTTGGGACAACGGGTTTGTGAAGCGAGTCATACCATCCATAACACACAGCGGCTTCCTCACGAATCCAGTCCTTACCGACACCCTCCTTCATTTCCCCACGAATTACCGTATGTTTGACACTTGCAAGATAGCTCCGAGCGTACACATTGGCGCGACGTGCGATTCGTCTCGCCCCGCGTCGGAACCAGTAATTCATAGCATACAGTATAGCTACCCCAATCATCCCCAGGCGTACCGATCTGCGCGACAATAATTTAAAAGCCCAACGCGCAAACATAACAACCACTTTATAACCTAATGAGGCACTTGCTGGCCCCGAAAGGGCTAGGTCATTCAGGTAGGCATACGTAATCGTAGCACAAACGTTATACGTTACATGTAGGACCACACGCCGCCAGTAGGGGAACGGCTCTACGAGCCTATGAGCCAAGTATGGGACAAGACGCACCCAATGGATGCCCTGTACACCATACGCTACTAATTCAACGGCCGGAAGCAACAAACGTACAATCGGTATCATCTTGAGGAGCTCTTCAACAATTGGAGCAGCTATGCACGTGAACAAGGCGTTCCTAATGTCCAATACTTTGCGGGGTGCGACTGTGGGTGGTTGTTGATACCCCTGGAACACATCCGGGGATATCACCCTATTAATCGCTCTATTGGCTTGATGCGCAAAGTCTGTGTCATACGACACAAGGCTGGCAAGCGACTGTATCACTTCACTCTGAACGCCACTGAGTGCATTACCAAATGTACGCATGAAAGCACCCCTCCAATGTTCAGGCAGTCGCATCTTGATGCGCAGAGCCAATACTAACAGTTTTACCGCAATGTATGTTGCCTTTGGGAACACCCTATAGCTTACAAGGAAATGGTACAAACCCCGGTGGTTATCATATACCCACCGCAACAAGTAACCCACCGGGTCATTGTACCATGCACCACTAGCTGAATCTGTG